ATTTGGAGTAATGAAAACGGCTTCCAGTGTAAGAAATGTTTTGACCCTAAGCCTACTCGGAGTGATTGAGTTGTCAATTATGGTTGAAGATTTTAGTAGAAAACATTACGCTAGATTTACTAACGGTGTTGTCTGTATAGATGATGTTCAAGCATTTACTTGGAGTAAACTAAAACCTAGTGATGATTTAACTAAGTTTATTTATCCGGCCACTAAATCAGGTGATGTCTATAAAATAGTTATCTTCCTAAAAGGAGGACAGAATTTTATAACAGCAACAAGCCCTAAGAATCTAAAAAAGGTCATAAATAGATTCAAAGAACAAAAAACCCTTCTTGGAGAAGATGAACTATGGGAAGAGGAATGACCGAAGAATTAATAGAAAATCTAGAAGCAATGAAACACCACTACAATAAATTAGTGGAGGCTTATGAAAAACTCCCTCATCTATCCATGATGAGAAGAGTAATTCTAGATGATGCACTTACAGTAATAGGTGCAACAATGGATGGTGTAGTTAATGAATTAAGAGACTACACTGATATGTATAAGGAAGAATAAAAATGGAAAATATAGAAATGAAAAAATGGAGAGAAAATCAAAACTACAAGATAGGCCACATAGGTTGGTCTGTTTTAGGTGGTAAATGGTATCAAGTAGAAGTTATTGGTAAAGAATATTATCCCATTACGGGAAATTTTCGAAGACACGTTGTAAAAATATTAAATATGGATTATACATTTAAGAGAATAACGATTTACACAAGAAAAGAAAAGGAGATGAATGAAATATGAATATAGAAGAAAGAATAAGAAGAAATGATGAATTAAGAACAAAAGCCCCAATACCTGATGGTGTTGAAGATTTAAGAGGAATTACATTTAGAAATAAATATAACTCCGCTTTAATTACTATTATATCAAGTAAAATTACTGATTTAGGTAATATTTTTTGGAGAGCAGATGTGGGTGGTATCTATGATACTAAGGAACTAAATAATCACTGGAATAGATTAACAGATATAGGAATGAAAATGTTAGAGCAAGAGGAATAAATATGGAAAGAAATGTAGAATTTAGAATGGTAAATGATAATGAGATGCCTCCGTTAGTTATAACGATGAATGATGATGATGAAGTTAAGGTTTTATTAAACCAAAATCATTTAATTTGGTTATCCTTAAATCGTAAAACAATTGGTGGTTTACCCGAAGCATTGTATAAGAATATAGATATGTTACTAGATGGTTTCCTTAGAGAACAACGTCAAAACGAGAGGATGGAATAATGGCTACTTATAGTAGATTAACAGATAAATTATTGTCATTATCTAATTCTGATGATTATGAAGAAGCCAAAAAAGAATGGAGAATTACAGGAAATGTTTGGAGACAATCTCCTAATGAAACAACAAGAAACCATGTTTCAGGACACCCCAATTCTTGTCTTTGTGGGCATGATATCGTCTATCACTTTGAAATTGAAAATACTGAAAATGGAACTAAAGAAATTGTTGGTTCAACTTGTATTGGTAATTGGATGGTTCTTCGACATATGGAAGAGAAACTAAAAATAGACAGGAGAACTATTACAGATAAAATGATTGAAGATTGGAAAGCAAGTGCAGTGCAATCTTTAATCAAAGATGCTTGGTGGGAAGAAAATGGTGAATGGTTTACTAATACATTTGATGAAATTAAAGAATTAGATTTGAGAATCAATGTCAAGAAAACAGGTAAAACATATTGGGAAGAGTCTGTTAAAGATTACAGACCGGAGACCTTTATCCGTAAAAGTAGCAACGGTTCATATGGAAACCCTACCTATGAAATGGCTTCTATTGTGTGGAGATGGAATCATCCTGACAACCCTAGAAGACAGCGAGATAGTAAAAGAGGAACACCAAATGATAAACTTATGGAGGATTTAGTTTTATTTAAAACCAATATGCAAAAACATTTGGATATTGTAAACAGAATAGACTCTATTGATTCGAATAGAATAATTCATTTGGGTAATGTTGATTCATATATCACTAGGAAATTGGTTACAGTAAATGATAATGATTTAGACCAACAAAAGTTCCTACAAGGCTGTAAAGCCTTTGGTATCAGACCATTCACCACAGGTGAAGCAGTAAATAGTTGGGAAAGAAGATTTCTAAGAGACATGAGAAGACGGGTTGTAAGGTTGGAATTACCCTCACCTAAACAATGCGATAGTCTTATTAGTATATTACATAGACGTAATGATATACTCTTGGAGTGTAAGTCGGAGGAATAAACATGGCAAAGAAAAGTAAAAAAAATGAAGAAGTAACAGAAGATGTGGCGGAGCAAACGCCTGTAAACACATTGCAAGAAGATTTCAACCGTCTTCTAGAATATGCTAAAGGATTAGAAGGAACAATCCAAACATTCAGACAGAAGGTTGAAGTTTACGAAGCAATGCAAATACAACTCCTTGATGATAAAAGGCAATTAAAATCCTATGTATCATCATTAGAGAACACGCTTAATCAAGCGAGACAATCAACACAGTCTTGAACATAGTTGAACCAAAAAAAAAGGAAGTAATAAAAATGAAATTGAGAATAATGAATGAAACAGGACACACAGATTTAGATGTTAATACATCTGAAATGATTGAACAGTTGGCAGAACACCCAACCCATTGGGTATATGTTGACGGAGACATGGTTAGCCGTGAATCTGTTAGCGATATTAATTGGGATGGCGTTGAATCTGTTAACCTAGTTCAAGCAATTGTTGGCGGAAACCAATAAATCTGCTTTAGTTCTAGTCTATCTTATCATAGATATAAAATCTATCGGTAATTACTATATGGTATTCACTACCGTAAAGTATTCCTAGTAACAGGAGACGTTATCGGACGGGTGCAAAGCCCGTTAACAAAATAATGTGGGATAAAAATGAAATGTAGAATATGTAAACAGAAATTAGGAACAAGAAATCATACTTCTAGAAAAAAAACAACAACTAATTTATGTTTCAATTGTATAAGAAACCCTCCCCTTGAAGAAAGGTGCAAGGGGATAACAGTAAAAAATAAAAAATGTAAATTAATTAAGAGAAACAATAGTGATTATTGTAAAATACATTCATCAAGAGAGACCATCAAATGAAGTATTACAATAAAAATAAGCCTGACGAGGAATACCTACATATTTGTAGGGAAGTTCTAGTTGACACCATTATCGGTGCGGGTAACAAAAATAATGTATCTCATTCCTTTTGGAGAAGAAATAAAAAGGACATATCATATAGATTATTATGGTATAATATAGTTAGTCATATTATTAACGGCAACTCAACACTCAAAACAGTAGAAGAATTACATAATTTTATCTACTATTCAACAAAACAAATTAAAAATAACAAAGAAAATAAATGGAGAGAAAAAAATGAAAATAAAAATAATAATACCCTCAGTAGGTGATGGAGGCAATACCTCAACATCGAGTTTCCTACTTAGGATATCCAATAACCAAAAGAAAATGTATAAACAATTATTTACTGGAACAGTAGATAGAAAGGCAACTGAAATAAAACGGTTATCAATCGAACCTACCCCTAGTAAACTATATGGTTCTGATAGAGTTATTATTAGAACACCCAAAAACATGAATCATAGAGGTGAACATATAATTAATTGCGGTAGAATTAGGATGAATGAAGTTAAAGATGGAATAGACCCTATTTTAGAAACGGTTTCTAAACAAGTAAAAAACAACTTATTTCCCACTAAAGATTACGATACAGCAAAAGAAGATTTTATGAATAGTATTACCTTCAAATATTTTGACGGTAATGTTCGTATAATTTATGGAAGAACTAACAAGAGATATTATATCAATACCTTACCTAGAAATAAAGCAGATATTGTCAAGGCAATCAGTAAAGTAATTCTAAGGGCTTCGCTTTCAAGAAGTTCAGTTCAATTGCGTGAGTATTTGAGAAAGGTAACTACTTTTCCTCATAATGTTCTTTATGCTTTAGAAAACAGAACACCTTATCACTTTTTAGATGAGTTCCGTAAGACTGATGTTGTTATTAACACGAAACTAATAAGCGATAAAGAATGTGTTTTAGAAATATCTGATAGCACTTGGGGTGTAATGTCAACTAAAGAATTAAGCACTTTCATTGACTACTATAAGTTCGGTAAGAAAAGGAGTAAGAAATGGAACATAAGAGTAGATAACGAGTTTCTTTGGACTGAATTGATGGGTAGTCCACCGACTAGAACAGAATTAGAAAAAATGAAACAATGGTTATTGCAACACCGAACTTCTAATATTATAGAAGATAGAGCAACTAAATTATTGTTCGACATTGCGGCTGAAACTCCTCAACTTGATTTCGTGCAATTCAAAAATCCTAAGAATAAAGCACTGTTCGTTCATGGAAAATATTCTGATTGGGTTATTACTTATACCGGAGATGGTATGAAAAGAGGTAATCAAGATGTCAATACCCATCAAATAGTAGGGTTCAGTCAAGAAAAAGGTAATTGGCATGGTATGAAACTTTCAGGTTCAATTTGTATTGACAACGTTTCTAAAGGTGCTAGTATCGGAGACCAACTAACAGCGAGGGCATTAGCATTAATCAATGAAGATATAGCGGCACATCATCTTTACACAATTAAACCGTTAATAACAGAAGATTTAAGAAATGGTGTTAAAGTAATGCCGAGATTAGACAGGAGTAAATTAAATGCGTGGAGTCAAAGAAAGTGTGATGAATATTTACACAAAAAAAAGGAGAATAAGTAAATGAAAATATGTAATAAATGTAAAAAAGAATTAGGAGACCTTCGGGTTAAAGATGGCGATTGTTGTAGAATAATGGTGATGAAATGAAGTGTGTTGAATGCGACTGCACCACTACAACCTTCGATGAAAGAATGGGTGAAACTATTTGTTCTGATTGTGGTTTGATATTATCAGTAAATATGTTTGAAGAAACTAGTGTATCAGTCAGAAGTAATGACAAAGCATTGGGTAATTCCTTTTCTAAAATCCGTGATGCTGACTTTAACGGATTGGGTTCAATGATTGGAAGACAAGATATTACAAACAGGAAGACCTTCTATTTATTTGAAGAACAAAGAAGGACTGTTTATGATTCATCGACAACAAACTTTAGGCTATCTGCAAGTATGTTCTTATCATATTATAATGGTAAAAAACTACTACAAGAAGCAACAAGGAAATATAAAACTATGAAAGAAGAACACTTAGTAAGAGGACTACCAATAGAAAACGTAGCGGCGGGAATAGTTTATTATGTGTTAAAAGACAAGGGAATATCTGTTTCATTGAAAGAGTTTTCAAGACAAAGTAAAATACCTATTAAAAATATATTAAGGACTTCCAAAAGAGCGAAGAAGAAGTTCGGTTGTACTGATTTCAATTTTATAAATATAGATAATATAATAACTGAAACCATAGAACGTATTCGTGTTAGACAACAAGATACAATAACAATACACAATCGAAAACACAAAGGTTCTGAAGGCCATGTGAGATATAAAAACAACCGTACCAGTTTTGAAGATATTCAAGGAGACTTAAGACGAGATTGTTATAGGTTCGCTGAATATGTTAAGAGATGTTATGATTTGTTCGATGAGACTTTAACTAAAAGCGACATAATAGCGTCAATGTGGGTAGTGTCTCAGATTTATAATTCACAAAGTATCACTACTGCCGCACTATCAGAATGTGGTGGGTTTAGTGAAGTAACCTTAAGAGAAAAAAGAAAAAGAATTTGTTCTAATCTAAAATTAGATATAGACAAGATTAAACTTTATACTATTAATAATATAATAGACGGAGTAAGATAAAATGATAAGAAGAAAAATAACAATGAAAACAGCAAGCGGAAGAACGACAATAGATGTAAATTATTGTACTGCCTTTTCTATAAGAGAGGTGAACAAGAAAGGAGTATTATCTAAGGCTAAGTATGAATTAGATATACATATGCAAAGTGGTACTATATTTACAGCAGAAGCAGATGATAAGGAACTGTTAGTGTTCACTACGTTATGGGAAACCAAACGTGAACATAACTTATCTGTAATAGAATTAAAAGAGGAATTAGAATGAAAACAAAGAAATTAAAACAAAGAAAATTATTGATAATTGGAGCAGGTGGAATAGGTAGTTACCTAGCATCTTTCCTAGAAAGAATTAGTGAAAGAAGACAAGCACTGTATGACATCACAATTTATGATGATGATAAAGTTGAAGAAAAGAACTTATCCTATCAGAACTTCACAGTTGAAGATATCGGTCGCCCAAAGGTTTCTGTTCTAGGCGATAAGATAGGAATACAATCAGCGATAACAGAAAAGAGAGAACATCAAGTTCTTACCGCTAAACAGTTAACTGAAAAGAAATATGATTTAGTAATCTGTTGTGTAGATAATCTTGCGGCAAGAAAACTCCTATACAAAACAGGACATGGTGAAGATAGTCCAGTAAAGTGGTTAGACCTTAGAGCGCAAGGTAGGAATGGAGTATTGATTTCTTACAAAGTTAATCCTATATTAATACCGGATTTATTAGCCGGAGCAGACGGTTCATTCAGTTGTCAAGGTGGTGATTGGGATGGTTCTGCTAAAGATATAAGTGCAATGCACATTGCCATAGCAGGTATTGCAACTCAATGGATACAGCGTTGGTTTAACGATAATAATGATGTTATAGATAAAATGGTGGTGAATGTATGAGTAGTGAAGAAGACACTGAAATTGATAATTTAATAGAAGAAGACGTAGGTAATATTGTTAATGTTATTTCTACTGATGGTTTCTACAAACAAGCAGAAATAGTAAAGGTAGTTTGTCCGGCTTGTCTAGAAGCGTTTCTAGGAACAAAAAGACACGCAGGTGGATTCATAGCCGGACACAGAACATACCATGAGTTTGAAAACTCTATGGATACCTTGTTAGAACAAATGGGAGGAATATAAATGAAAGAAGAAATAAAAGAAGAAATGAATAATGAAGAAAATGAAAAAGCAATGAAGAACTTTGATTGGAAGGGACACATAAGAGATGTCTATAAAGATATGAGTAACTCCGAAGGTGGTGTTAATTTTATTAGACCATGTGCAGATACAGAAACGTTTCTGTCTGCTATTTGGCAGATGTCTGATGAAGTTTTAGAAGGAATGGAAGTACAAGTAGTAATAGACGATAAAGATGATTTGTATATTAGTAGCGGCACACCCGCTTTCGTATCTTTTCAAGGACACGAAGATGAATTAACTAACGGTGAACCTATGAGAATACCGATTAAGAGTTGGATACATACTCATCCCTTCGGAGAAGCATATCTAAGCAGTACTGATTGGAGAACTGTAAATACTTGGAATACTATGATGAAGAGTGCAATAGTACTTGGGGATAATCAGTACCTTGCTGTTAACATGAATAATGAACAATACGAAAAAGGAACTTACTCAGCAAAGAAAGTTTTCTACGGTTTAATACAACAAACTGTTTTTGATGACATAGAACCTACAATGGGTGGTGAAGAATAAATGAATAATAAAGAATTAGTTGAAAACACAAACAATGTTGCTAAGGCTGTAAAGTCTCTTGTTAAAGATAACAAGGAACTATTAGATTTAGTATGTTACATGAGAAAGTTATTAGATGAATGTCTTCATGAAAATAGTGAAGGAGACTTAGTTATGTTAACTAATGACGATAAGAAATTATCTAGAGCCTTTGAAATTATGATGTTAGTCCAACATGAAAAGGATTTAGAGAAAGAAAGAAAAGAACAACTTAAAGAGCGTTTCGGTAATCCGAAGGGCGAACAACTAGGGTTAGGTGCGTTTAAATGAATATGGAAAATAGCAGACAAACAACATTGAAAGAATTTGGATTAGTATTTTTGGTAGCAGTAATGTTATCAGGATGCGCGGGTGAAATAATACCCGACCCTCCATCGGATGATGATAGAGTTATTCCTAACTCTTCTACATTAGAAGGTTCTTTTACAGTATTGGTTGGAGATGAAAATGCAACTAAACCTACAATCACATTGGGCAATTCAACAACATGGTTAGAAGTAATTAGTTGTAATTATACTGTAACCCACTTAAGTTTCACAGTAGATAATAATACTGTAACTTTCCACAATTATACCTTTGAAGTCGGAGGATACGTGTCTCAAAACATAACTTACACACATAGACTTAATGCCGATATTATTTATTACGATTATCTTTGGTCTAGCGGCTATGCTCCTTCTATTGGAACAGTAGACCTATACTTCTCTGATTTTACATATGATATAACAATTAACTATACTATTACATATAGAGAATGGAGAGGAACGGAATGACTTGTAACTACTGTAACAATGTAGAATATAGATTCGGTTTTTGTTACGAATGTTTTTGTAGGGAAAAGGGCTACTGATGGGAAACCGCAAGGCGGTTACTATTCAGTTCCCTGCCCCACTACCTGCTGAAATTCTATGTCCTATTTGTGAAGGAAACAAATGTAAAGTTTGTGAGATGACAGGTAAGATGAAGTTAGTAGTCGATGCTAAAGTACCAATACAAAGAAATCTAATAGTGAAATATGTTTCTAATCATTTAGAATCTATTGCATTAGAATTATCTAGAAACTATGGTCTAGTTCCTGAAGTTAATACAGAAGAAGTATTTGAGTGTGACGAGAAAAGACAATATGAAATTGTAAAGATAAGTAGTTTAGGTGGGGTGATTTGGGTAGCAAATAGATTAGATGATTTAGAATCACCTAGATATTTTACCACACTTAAGGAACTTACTAGATTTAAGGAAGGTTGGTTTACATGAATAGCAATAACATTGATGAAGGTATGGATAATTGTTTCAATTGTGCTTTTGAAACAGTTGAAGAATATCTTGTTGAAGATTCAGATATAGAAAAACACAAATCAACAGTTATTAGTTGTAATGCGTGTGGTGCTATGTGGAATAACATCACTCGCCGAGCCATGGCCGAGAGAGCGGAAGCATACATGAAAGAAACTCGTATATTGCTACTAAAGTTGAAGAAGGAAGTGAATGAATGAGCGATACTGAACCGGATAATAAATTGTATATTCATATGACCCAATGTTGTGGTGCAACGGTATTTATTTATACTGATTATAGTCAAGGTGGAGAGTTGATGATACCTATTTGTTTTTCTTGTAAACAGAAAGTAACTTTAGAAGGAGAGATAATCAATGAGTGATATTTGGATTGAAATACTAATGGAAGATAGTTGCTTGTGGCAACTCAAGGGTAAAACTTGGACTGAATCGCCTACATTAGAAGATATGCAAGAAACGGTAGGAGGTAACATTCAATATGTGCCTAAAGCACTATTGCTTGATGGTGTAAAAAGTATGATTGTGAATGAAGAAGGTCTTTGGTCGAAATTAGAAATTAACCATTTAGCAACTCAGCAATACTTCCATGTACACTTGTCCACCAATCCGATTGTCGGTAATGTAATTGTGCAGGTTGATGAAGAGTTTGTTACTAAAGACTACTGGCTAAAGGGGGGAGAAGAATGAGTGATGATATGGATATAATAGCGAGAGTTCCTCGCAACGCTACTACCGAACTACTAATCAAAACAGGAGAGTTTTGGAAAGTAGAAGTAGTAGATGTAAGATGGTATTCTGATGGGAAGCCAACAAGAAAAGGAGTGAGAATAAATATGGAAGAATTACCTACGTTAATTAAAGCGTTAGAAAAAATAAATAATAAAAATGAGGCGAATAAGGATGACACTAATTAGATTTGCAAGAATGTGTGAAGCAGTAGAATTAAACAATACAATGAAAAATAAAATCAAAATAATAGACGAATCATTAAGTTCATTTTCCTGTCCTAAGACAGTTTTAGATATTTTAAGTCTAAACCTTGAAGCAAACTCTATCGGTAAAAAACGGGCTATTACTTGGATAGCAAATTCATTAGAATTATTTGACAACGAAGTTCAAGAACAGGAAGAAATATGGGGAGACATAGGCGAAGGTATGTATCAATATCTTCCCGATAATAGAACAAGCAATTTATCAATAAAACAATTACACTCTTTATTATTGTTAGACTGTTCTAGTATCAATAGTGATTCATATAGTGTTTTTAGTAGTGCATTAAAAGAAATGTCCTCTTTAGAAGCAAAATGGTTCATTAGATATTGGCTAAGAACTCCTAGAAATAGAGTTTCTTATTCTACTGTTGTTAAGGCTGTTAAGAGAAGGTTTCCTAACAAAAGAGTAAATTTTCTATCTTCAATACAACACGTTTCAACTGTTTTTCATTATTTAGAAAATGATTTACAGCCTCCGACCACTATTCAAACAGGAATGTTTCTCAACCCCTCATTAGCAAAGACCTACGGTAATGAGTTACCTAAAAAATATATTTTAGATGTAAAATATGACGGGAACAGATATCAAATACATAAAAATAAATCCGATGTAATAATTTTTAATAGAAAGGGTAAGGTTGTATCGAATCAGTTTCTCGATGTCGTTGAACAGGTTAAAAAATTTAACGCTAATACTTGTATTTTAGACACCGAGATATATCCGGTCATCGAAAACGGAAGTATAGAACCTGCTCCACATAAGAAAATGGCCGCTAGGGTTCACGCTAAGGATAAACAAGAAGCCATGCTTAAATGCCCTGTTAAAATGGTTATATTTGACATAATACAATACATGGGTTTCCTATTGATTGACGAACCATATGAAAAACGTCTTATCCATCTGAAAGATTTTCCATCAGAGAATAGAGTGTGGTCTTTTTCTAAAGAAACAACTATCGAATCTGCCTATAACACATCAATCAACAGTGGTTTTGAGGGTATTATGATTAAAGACTTAGAAGCCAAATACAAAAGCGGTAGGAGTAATAATATTTTAAAACACAAACCTTCTAGAATAGAATTAGATTTAGTCATAACTTCTGCTAAGTATGGTGATGGTAAAAGATTAGGATGGTTCGGTTCTTTCGGGATTTCTGCTAAAACAGAAAACGGTTATGTTAGTGTAGGAAACGTAGGTAGCGGCCTTTCGGATGGAGATTTAATATATTTAACAACTGAATTAAGAAAAATAATAGACAAGTTTTCAGGTGAAACATATTATGTCTTACCTAGAATAGTGTTAGAAATTAGATGTGATTTAATTTCTCAAGATTCTGATGGTAATTATGGCTTGCGATTTCCTAGAGTAGTTAGAATACGGCACGACAAACACCCGTATAATTGCACAACTCTAGATGACATAAAAAATATGATATAGAAAATACGTTAGGTAAAATATTATTTACCTATTGTATAAGGAGTTAATATGTTAGACCGCAAGATTGTTCTCGGAGTTTGTTCTGTAATAGCAAAACCGACAGTATCAGTTATCAAAGCGGAAAGATATAGTTTAGGTTATAGAGTAAAATTATCAATAGTCTTTAGGAGTAACGGTGGAAGATTACAGGCACTACACCGTTGCTTCTTACAAAATAATATTCAAAGCAAATATAAAATATCTGAGTCTAAAAATAGACAAAGACCTATACTAACAATAAGTAAGTTAGAAGATATTGACAGATTTATGAAGACGTATGATATGTCTTCTGTATCCTTTGACAACAATTGGGATGTCTTTAAAGGAGTTAAAAACATAGTGGATACCAACCAACACAAGACGATGAAGGGTCTTGATGAAATACTAGAATTGAAGGGGTATCTAATATGAAAAAGAAAGAAGAATTGTGTCCTAGATGTGATTTAAGACCTACTAAAAACGGTAAACATATTTGCGAAATGTGCAACCTTTCAATTCTAGAAAACAAACCTGTTGATTCAGTTAACGATACCGAAATATTAGGTTATCACATACACCAAATACTTTGGGAAGGATGTCAAGATTGTGGAAATAATAATTTTCATTGTGATGCGGGTGTTGTAGAAGAAAACAATTTGAAGTGGTACATAATACAAGTACAATGTCAAAAATGTAATGTTAATTATGAACAAATAATGGAAGTGAGAATGAATGAGTCTAATAAAAATAAGCAAAGAACACATGAAGAGTAAACCAATAGTAATATTAGGAAATACATCTATGGATAAGATGAAGAGAGCAAGGTCTTTTGTTTCAGATAGCCCAATAGTTATGTATGCAAATGAGTATGATATTACTGATAACTTTAGTATCCCTAAAGATGTAGGTATTATTATTGACGAGATGCATTACAAACCTAATACTGATTTAATAAGAAGAACAGTATTAGAATACGCAGGTCAAGTTGTATTAATTACTGATAGTAAAAAGGCAGTACCAACTTCTTTGTATAACCTATGTGATATGAAAAGACCAACAGAAAAGTTAGATGTTCTAAACATATCTCCTAGAGCAGATGAACCTATCAATTATGATTTAGATATGTTTACTTTAGTTAGAGAATATCTAACTAATAGAAATAGAGACGAGGTTGCTACTAAATTAAGGATGAACAAACCCGCAGATAATCAAATACTATCTTGGATTATACCGAATATAAACCCAAACAAAATAGCATTCATTGATAATAATGTGAAAAGACGTTGGGATAATTCTTACTTTTATGAGTTGTTAGCATATTCTCATAACGGTAAACTTAGTGCTAAGATGGTAATGCCTACTAGAAGAAAGTATTCTAAGTTAGGTAGTATTGCTAGTAGGTTAGGACTAAGAAGACATGAAACTTATCTTCTCGATGATTTATTGAAAGATGATAAGTTCAAAAAATATGCAATGACAAAGTTAGATAATTCAGAATGTAGATTATTAAAACTTGGAGAGAAAAGAAAAATAGAAACAAAGAAGATAGTATTACCTTCGCCCACTTTAGATAAGTGGTTATAAAAATAAAGAGGAATAAAAATGAAAAAACAATTAAATGATAAAAAATATAAAAGAAGAATGGATAAAATGTTAGATTTGTTAGAGAAACAAAATGAACTGTTTCTAAAATTAATAAGTGAACTTAACGGAGAGGAAGAGTAATGGTGGGAAGATTAAAAGTTGTAAACACTTTACAATGTGTTATTTGTCTAAAAAACATAGAACATAAAATGTTAGATGGTAAAGTTTTCAAAACAGATGGGCATAACGCTGAACCAATCACATTAGGAAGATGTTGTGATTTTTGTGATTGTGTAGTAGTTGAACCTTCTAGGATAGGAGAATTGTTTGACAAACCTGTCGATGTTATTGTTTATGGTCTAAAAAGATACCAAGAAAGAATGGCTAACGATAAAGCCAATGGTATTACAACTAAAAGTTTGAAACAGAGGGCGATACAATGAGTGAATTATGGACTGAAAAATATAGACCAACAAGACTTAATGAAATAATAGGACAAACTAATTTTGTATTAGATGCAGAACATTGGGTTGTCAATAAAGAAATGCCTAATGTTTTATTATACGGTGTAGCGGGTGTAGGTAAAACCGCTGCTGCTATTTCTTTAGCAAACGGAATACTAGAAGATAATAGAAAAAATAACTTCTTTGAGATTAATGCTTCTGATGATAGAAAGTTAGAGACAGTAAGAAACAGAATCAAAGAGATTGCATCTACTAAAAGAATCGGTGATGTACCGTTTAAGATTATTTTACTAGATGAAATGGATGGTATGACTAAGGATGCACAAAATGCACTAAAGAGAATCATGGAAAGATATGCTGATAATTGTAGATTCATTATTACTTGTAATGATAGACATAAAATTATTAATCCTTTGATGTCAAGATGTGCTAACTATAACTTTAAGCGTCTTAACAATAAAGACATGAAATACATAATGACCGAAATCCTGTCAAAAGAGGACATTAGAACTCATTCAAGTGAGTCATTAGATAAGTTTATTACATATCTACAAGGAGACCTAAGACGAGGGTTGAATGAATTACAGGCTTCATCGGCAAGTAAACGAACTCTCCAATATCAAATAGACATGAATATGAAACCATACTCTGAAATTATAACAATGATAAATGAAAATAACTATGACAATGCTTTAGAGAAGGTGCATAAATTGATTTACGATTCAACAGACATGAAGACTATATGTATTAATTTACATACAGAAGTTCTCGAAACCGAAAGTGATTCGTCATACAAATTCAAAATGCTTCGTATCATTGGTGAAACAGAATACAGAAGTAATAATATGAATCCTAAAGTCTTGGCATCTTGGATGGTAGGACAGATGATAAAATGATAGAATTACTTTTGGGGTTGATTGGATTGAGAATAATAATTAAAATGTTAGATAGTAACAGGGGGAGAAGAAGATGGTAAAAAAATTCTTTGACTTTAATAAAGATGGAGTTGTTAATAAAGATGACTTTGAACATCTCATACTTAGATATGAGATAATCGTGTTAGGTGGTATAGCACTAATTATACTACCAATATTAAACACGTTAAATTACATTAGTGTAGATTCCAATTTCTTTTGGGTGCTTTGCGGATTAGTAATGGCAGCCGAAGGATTGGTTGAAATAAAATACGAAAGGAAAAAAAGGAGAAAATAAAAATGAATGAAGAAATGAAAAATGAAATAATGAAAGCGGCAGAAATACTCGGTCTATCCGAGGAAGATGCTATGAGTAAGTTCGAGGACATATGTTCTAAGAACAATCTCGATGCATCTAAAGAACCTTTATTGGCTAGAGGTCTTTGGCGACAGTACTTTAGTAGTGCTAGAAACCTACTAAATCGTGAAAGAACAACAACTAATAATACAAACAATTCTTTTTACAAAGATGCGTTTGGTTTCTTTGTATCGTTAAACGATGCAGTAGATATAATGGCTTTGGATAGAGACCGTGTTGTTAAAGAATACAATAGAGATAGTGATTTAACCTACTCTCTTGGTAAAGTAGCAATTTTTGCTGAAACAGCAGACGGAAAATACGAAGGAAGAATGATGAGGGATAACGAAGAAAGAGTAAAAGTTATGGACGAATTACCTGAAAACAATGTAGCATTAGATAGCGGACTATTCTTAGTTCCACTAAACACTAATGATGCGGCGTGGAATAAAAAGAACTATGGTAAACCAACGAAGGCTTCTGAGTGGAGAAGAACAGGAGTGTTTGTAGGAGAAGTTGATGGAAGAATGGGAGCATTCGCTTTTAGTTACAAAGGCGATTCATCACTAACATTTACTCCTAATACTTTTGAGTGGGTTCACTTTAATGCATTCTTTATGAATGAAGACTACACTACTATATTTGGTGGTAAGTCTAGAACTATGGAGTCTCTAATACTAAACGATGATTTAGCAGAAGAAGATGAAAGAAGAAGAGTTCCATTCGGTTCAGTTCAAGATATAATTATGGAATACTGCACAGAAAATTACAGTCCATTAGTTGACTTAGAACAGGCTCATAGTAATGCGGCGGCAAGACCATACAAACAACGCTATGTTGTTACTGATGGTACTGTTACTAGTATTAACATGACACCTACTGCTAATGGTAATAGGATAATTAATATTGATGATTTAACTACTGAATTTAATTTCGATAACGATGGCTTCACAGCAACTACTTGTTGGATTCCTTCTTCGTTAGTAGTTGATTTTGGTATTGGTTCAGAAGTTATTGTAGTAGGCAGAACATCACAAGGTACAGATGACGAAGGCGCATTAAAACCTGTAACAATTAATGTTAGTGGTATATATGTTATCAGTGCTAGAGGCGGTAGTCCTGAACTGATTGAACACGTTGAATCAGAAGAAACAGATTGGTTCTTCGACTGATTATGTAAAAGTGTAGTCATACACATATTGTTGGCTATAAGGGTGCAATACCCTTAAACCTTTAAGGAGGATTAACTATGAAAGAATACGAAATAATAAACAATACGATAATAAAAGGTAGTAGTTATTGGTTCAATGTAGCCAAAGTTGATTTTACTACTAGAAGAATGAATGACGATACAGGAGAGTTTTGGGTTAAGTTCCACTTTCCATCAGGAAAAGAAATACGAATAAAAGTAGATGAAGAAGATTTAGAGGAAATAACAAATCTCTTCGATTATAATAAAAATGGTGATTTATATGACAATGAGTTATGAAGAAAGAAAAAAAATAATAATGCAACAAATACAAGATAGAATGAAGAGAGAAAAAGAGTTCCTATTATTAGGAATTACGGGCAATCCTAAAGTCGGTAAATCCGGTTTAGCAATGGATTGTAGAACTGAAGAAGAAATCAAGAAAGGTATGACGGTCGAAATACTAGACTTAGATGACGGTTCAACTGCAACTTGGGATTCAGCATGGAATAGAGATGAAAACATAAGAGTGTTTGTTCCTAATGTTTGGAATGAAGATGGCTCTATGAATTGGGATGAAACATTTCACAACTGTTCAACTTGGATTAAAATGTTAGAAGAACAAATTAAAGAAGGAAATGTAAAGGCTGTAATTTTAGACGGTGTTGATAAAATTTACGAAGGGTCTAGTGATGTTCTTCGTAAATCTTTAGTAAAGAATGCGGCAAGAAGCGGTTCTGTAATACAGGATTCGGATACAGTAAGAGTAAGCCCATTAGATTGGAAAGTTAGAAATAAGATTTATGATAGAATCATTAATCCGTTTGTAGCATTAAGAACTAACAGATTTCTTATTACACATATGAAACCTGTTTACGAAGGTATAGGCGCACCAATTGCAGTAGGGGAAACTCCCGATTGGTACAAAACTACACCACATAAACTACTACAAATAGTAAACATAAAAGAACAAAAGTTAGGAAAGAAAACCACCTACATGGCGACACTAACTGCTAGTAAAACTAATTCCAAAATGGTAGGTAAAAAATGGCCTGTCTTCGTATTAGAAGAGACAGGAAATCAATGGAATGGAATACCTGAATTAAAAACAGGTGAATTATAATGGAGATAAATAACAATGAAAATAATAATAGAAGCAAAGGAATTGAGTAAATTAATAGAGAGCGTAGCATTAAAAGGAAGATACTTCGATGGTGGAGAATCTAAAAATGGTATGTTATCAGCACACGCATATTTAGTAGTCGATAGTAACACGCTACAAATATGGAATGCTGATAACACTACTATTTGTGGGTTGAACCATGGCTTAGCGGAAGCAACTCATGTCTCCGTTGAGAACGGTTCGGCAGTGGTTGACATCAAGAAGACTGTAAAATACCTAAAGGGATTTACAGGAGAAGTTACAGTTGAAGCGAATGATTTCTTACATATTAGCAATGAATCATCCAATGCAACTTTACCTTTAGTGGTTGAACATAGTCATCAGCCTATGATTGATATGTTAATTGTGTTCGAGAAAACTGTAAGGGATGTCAATGTAACGTTTCCTACGTTTAGAAGAACTACCTTTGAAACTAAACTTCACCTTCTAAGCGACACTTTAACAGCCGCAACAAAAGGTTGTGATGTAATTAATACTGCTAGGTATAAGTTTGATTATAGTATTAATAATACATTAACAATGTCTTCTATTAAAACAGATTTAGATAAGTTTGAAACTGTTGTGCCTACTATAACTAGAGACGGCGAACCTTCAACAGTAGAGTTTACAGGTTTCTTTCACGGCTTCTTTGAGTTAACCGCAGTTAATATTTATCTTAAAGATGACGCACCTATTCTGTTTGTATCGCCAACTAGAATACTATTGAAAGCGCCCTACATGGATAGGAGTTGAACGGTTGATAATTAATGAAATAAAAAATGGTATAGGATTAGTTTGGAGAGATGAAAATAATAACAGACTGCAAGAAACTGTTTCTTTGAAAGACTTCAAACATTACTTTTTCATTAAGGCTACGTCAACTAGACATACTAATTTGTTAGTTAAAGACAACAATACAAGAGGCAACTTTCAAGTTGACCTGTCTTATGAATTAGGAGATTGGGTATCTCTCGAAGGTGAATCTTTGGTGAAGGTTTCTTGGGGTACTAAATCTCCTAGTCTTAGGTATCAAATTAGAGAGAAGTTAGAAGAGTTAGGTGTTGATACTTACGAAGCAGACATACCACATCATTATCGGTATGCTGTTGATGAGTTAAATTCTATCCCTGATTATAAAATGCGTAAGTGTTTTTGGGATATGGAATGGATGCAAGGCGGAGAACATGATGGTAAGATTACTTGTATAGTAATATACGATAATTATGATGATGAGTATAGTGTATTCGCTTGGTTTCCTAACTTAGAAAAGAAACTTAGTATGGAGTTCCTTTACAAACTAAGAAGGAATTATAACTTAAAAATATTCAAGTCAGAAGAATCTATGCTTGACAACTTCTTAACCTATTTTATTCAGAAGAGACCGGATATGTTAATCTCATGGTTCGGTTGGAAATTCGACCTACCTAAACTAATAGAGAGAAATAGTGCTTACAATATTGATTCGAGAATGTTATCTCCCTTTAATGAAGTAAGGGGAGTTTCTTGGAAGGATAACAAAGTTAAGATATATCCTAAACAAGTAAACGGGTCTTCTCCTATAACACAACCTATTAAGGGAGTAATTACAGTAGCATTAGATTTAGTCTTTGAAAGACAATGGAACGATTCACAAAGAGGAACATTACCTTCTATGGCGTTAGATTATATTTCTGAATCTGTTTTAGGCGATAAGAAATTAGTTAGTGAAAAGTTTCCTGATAAAAATGAGTTCTTTGCTAGAGGTTGGTTAGAAGATACTGAAACATATTTAGAGTATGCAATAAAGGATGTTGAGTTAATCAAAAGAATTGATGATGAAAACCATTGTATTGATTCAGTATTAGCATTACAAAAATTACTAATTGCTCCTTTCGATGCTTGCTTCTATGCAAGTAATATGGGTGGAATATATTTCATGCGTAACGCTACTTGGAAAGCACCAACAGGTAAGAAAGGTGAGAAAGTTAACTATGATGGAGCAATGATTTACAATCCATTAACGGAAGGCACGAATGGTAGATATGATAATGTAGCAGCGTTTGATTTTGCAGGGCTATATCCTTCAATGATTATTTCACGGAATATTTCGTGGGAATCTAAATCAAAAGTACCAACAGAGTTTGCAGTTAACCTAGCAATACCTAGAGATTTTAGTGAAGTTAAAGAAGAGAAGATGTTGTATTACAATACAGATAAGTTAGGATTGTTACCCCAATCACTAATAGGACTTAAGAAGTTAAGAAATGAATATAAAACAAATATGAAAGAAGCATCTTCCAAAGATGAAAAAGTAAAGTGGAATAATAATCAAATGGCTGTCAAAAGATTGATGGCTTCATTTTATGGTATTACAGCCTATCAAGGATTTGGTTGGGCTGATATAGACCTAGCCGCTAGTATTACTGCTAGTGCTAGAGAGGCAATTAGATTAGCCGCATTTAAGGCGAGGGAATTATAATGAGTAAAAGATGGAAGAAAAGAGTCAATCAAAACAATAAAGATACAATGAAATTATCTGAATTAATAGCATTAATGATGAGTAAATATGCCATGTCCGAAGAAGAACACAACGCAATATTAACTTGGGAAGAGTTCAATATTAATATAGAAAGGCAGACTACATCAGAAGAACAAGCAAAGCAGACATTTTCAATAGAAGCAATTGCAGGTGTTACTGCCACCTTTCATCTTTGGCTCTTAGGAAGAGTAAAGGATAGGTGGGAATCAGAAAATTGGGATTCAGATAAAGCACCCCATGCTATTTCTGTTAATGCTAAAGTGGATTGGAGTAATGACATATGAAAGTAGTTTACGGACACACGGATTCAATTTATGTTCAATGTGATGATATAGAAAAAGCAAAGAACGTTTGTAGTGAAATTAACGATTATGTTAGGGAATCCTTTCCTAATCTATTAGGTCTAGATGAACACCCTGTCACTTTAGAGTTTGAAAAGTATTACAAATCTCTTGGAGTTGGTGCAACAAAGAATAGAAATGCAGGGTTAATAACTTGGAAGGATGGAGAGTATCTTGAAGAAGATGAGTTTGTTCTTACAGGTTTTTCTGCTAAAAGAGTTGCACAAACAAAACTAGCAAAGGAAACACAAATGAAAGTGTTGCGAATGTGGGTTGATGGTGTTGAAGAAGAAGAAGTTTCTAATTACTTACACGGGTTATTTAACACTGTTATTTCCGGCGATATAGAACTATCAATGCTTACTAACAGAACTAGATTTCGTGAAGAGAGATTTAAGGTAAAATGTATGGGAGAATGTAAAAAAATGAAATGGGGAAAGGTTTTCTCACTATCAGAAATCATTGAGAATATTACAAAACACCGCAGAAGTTTTTCTAGTGATAAATGGAAATGTTGTAATAAACCTAATCTTAGAACATTACAAGATAAGAGACCTACAATTGGTTCAGGTATAGAAGGAGTATTGTTTTACAATTCCTTTAATGAAGTGCAAATAGATGACTCCTACCTTTACATTAAGATTAAGGGTAACAACACAACTTACATTCATCCTCTAACTCAAGAAGATACTATCCCTTCTTGGGTTTCAGTTAAGCATGAATCAGAACTATCTAACTTTACTCCTGACTATTTGCATTATGCTTATCAAGTAGTTAGTAAGGCAGAACCCATCTACAATGCAATGGGTTGGAATATAGATAATATTACTAAAAGTAGAAATCAAGATTTGGGGGATTGGTTTTGAGATTGTCTTGGTCTATGAAAAGAAGAATAGAAAGATGGAAAATTAGACACGCTAAAATAAACGAATGGGTTGTATTTTACAAAGAAGAAATAGTAAAAGATTATAATAGAATGAAAAGTTTTTTACAGAAATTAAATAAAAAGAAGGTTAAAAAAATGAAAATAGATAACAAGAAAAAACAAACTATATTTTTCGATTCTAAAGAATATATAGGATTAACAATGCAAAAAGGTAATATTACACTTATAGAAAAACCTCCTTTAAGTGTTATTTCTTTTAAAGAGGAAAAAACAATAACACCCACTTGGTCTCCACATGACAAAAATTGTGATTGTGAAGATTGTTTAGAAACGTTATTAAACACGTTAAAGTTTAAATTTGATACGGAGAATGATGAATGATGAAAATACAAAGTAAAGAAGGATTTGATAGAGATTTTACCTATCAATGGAATGCTGAATGGAAAGAAGAAGATACTGATAAGCCTATATTGAAGATAACGAAATCTTCTGTGGGGCAATTTGATTGGTGTGCTAAGAAATATGAGTTTGGATATATAGACAGAAAACCACAAGATACTTCGGAAGCAATGCATAATGGAACATTAGTCCACAATGCATTAGAGGAATTTTACAATGTTTTTGATATTAAGAAAGCAGAAACTATGGATACTAAAGAAGTAACAGAATATATGTTTAGTCTATTTCCTATTGATAATATGTCTGAAATGTATGAAACATTATCTATTAATGAAGCACAACGTTTTATGGTTGCTAAAGAAGATAAAACCTTAGAAGAGTTTCTTCCTGTAATTAATGAAGTTACATTGGATGCTCAGATTACCATTAACAGGGCAAACTACCCTAAGTTCCCATTGAAGAGAGATTATGTTATACATTTACAAGGGATAATAGATAGAATGTTTGTTGATAAGAACGGTTATATTCCTATGGAGTTAAAGACAGGAGCATGGAAAGAGTATAAGAAAACTATGATGAGAAAAGAAATGGCTTATTATAAATTATTATTTGATAATTGCCCCATTGAACAGTTAGAAGCAATCGGTCTTAACCGTGATAAATCAATAACACATTGGGGTTGGAGATATCCGGCTTCAAATCATATCTATGTAGAAGAACAGAAGAAAAGTAGCCACAAAGCAGTTATGCGTAGTATAGTAAAATTATTGAAGGCTTATGAAGATAATTCATTTCCAACAAAATACAATGCTAGAACGTGTTCCTATTGTAGTTACTTGGATATTTGTGACGGCGGAGCAGACGAGGGGTGGTTGTAATCACAGAAGAAGTTATTATTTGGACGGCTACTTGGTGTGCGCCCTGTAAAGGACTTAAGACTTGGACTGATATACACTATCCGTTTGTAGTTTACAAAGATATAGAAAAAGACGTAGCCCCATTCGAGATTAAATCAGTTCCGACAATGCAAATAGGACAAGTCTTTATTCCGAATATTTCTACAATAAAACAACACTTATCTAAGAGAGGAAATGATTTAAATGGAAATTAAATGGATTTATCATAATGGTATTAGGATTCTAGCATTAGTAGTTAATGATAAAGACCCCTACACACGTTGCGAAAATTGTGGAAACAGAAATTACAACCATCCTAGATTAGCACCTAAAGAAGATGAGAGTTGGTGTGGAGATTGTAATGACGAACATCATAAACAAAATATGAATGATATAGAAATAGGATTGTGGACTATGTATCAATTGGAAAGAAACAGGGCAGTAGTAGTTGTAAGAGAGTTGGATGTAAATGAGTAAGATAGAAGATATAGTAATTAAAAAAATAGAAGCAAGAGCAGAAATTGGTGAACGTAAGTATAATACAACAATGGAAAGAGTTGACTTGACCAAAAAAGCATGGTTAATCCATGCACAGGAAGAGGCTTTAGATTTAGCAATTTATTTGCAGAAGTTGATAATGTTGGAGGAAGAGTAGATGAAACGTAATTGGACTATCAAACTCTTATTCTTCATTGGTAAAGTTTCTACTATGATTAAGAGGTGGAGAAAATGAAGTGGAAAGAATACTTTAGAAGAAAGAAAGAATACAAAGAGAGGAATAAAAAATGAAAGATAAAGTAGAAAAAATATTAAATTCTAGAGAATGGACGTTTGCAGATTTAACTAACATGAGTCAATTGGTAAAGAATTTTTCAGAAGAGATATATACACAACTAGATTCTAAAGAAAAATTATCTATTGTATGGGAAAAAGACATATCTAACATACAGTCGTTTGGAAGTTTCTTTCAAACTCTAGTAACAGAAGAAATACAATTACAAGTAGCAAGTATTTTGCAAGAACAACTAATAAATGCAAATGTAAACTTTAGTAATAATAAAAATAAGGAGAGTGAAAACGATGATGTTTCCGAGAGAAGTGTGGGCGGGAAGCCACTTAAAGAACGCACCTCAGATGAAAAGAAAGATAGTGAAGAATAAGAAAGAGTTTATTGATTGGGTTAATATTTACAATGGAAGAATGAATTGTTATACAACAGTTTATGATTTTGAAGTTGTGAATGATAATACTAAAATAGATTCTTCAGTTGTTCTTGACAGAATGTTTCTTGATTTTGATGCACATGATGAGCCTTTAGAAAATGCACATAGAGATTTTATGAGCGTTGGAAAGAAACTATCATCATTGAATATAATGTTCAATGCTTATTTTAGTGGGAAAGGTTTTCATATAATTGCACATGGAGAGCGAGTTAATGATATTAGATGCATTCAACAGTATTATACCGAATTGGCTAAAGACCATCCTACACTTGATAGAACAGGTATTCAAACTAATAGGTTAAGGAGAGTTCCCAATACTTTGAATCTAAGTAGTGGTAAAGAAAACAATCATTACTTTTGTACGCCACTAGACTTTGTTTCCTTAGAAGGAGTCTCTATGTATGATATATTAGTTATGGCTAAACATAGAAACCCCATGATAACTACGGGAACAGAAAGAATTGTATTTCCTACGGTGAAACCGATTCACTTAGCAGATATTGAAATAGAGATACCAAAACCTATCGGTACATTACCAATTATACCCTGCTTACATAATGCAATTATGGTAGAGAATCCTAGTCATTATGCTAGAGTTTACTTGGTTCAATGGTATAGAGACCTACTTACATTAGGAGAAAGAAAAGTTTCTTTGGAACAACAAAAGGAAGTAACAGAATTGATTATGACAGAGTTGGCATCAATAGCAGGTCATCCCGAAGTTTGGTTAGATTGGGATTACAATAAGACTAAGAAATATGTTAGTGGAATTGTTTCTAAGGGTTATCACGCAGCAGGTTGTGAGACTCTAATTACACAAGGATATTGTGTAGGAAAATGTTGGAGGTATCACGAATGAAATTATTAATAGATAGTAGAGAAAACTCGGAACTAACAGAGAGAGTAATAGAAAAAGTCCAAAGTCTAAACGTACCATTTGAAAAACAATGGTTAGAAATTGGCGACTATGTTTTCAATGACGTTTGTTTCGAGGCCAAATCCTCTTTTGATTTTATTCAATCTATTGTAAATAAAAGATTGTGGAATCAATTAGATAATATGGATAGAGCATATGTAAATAATTTAGTTATTGTTTACGGTTCATTTGAAGATGGTTTTCGTAAACATTTAGAACACATAAAAACTAGCATGAATAAAACAGCACAAAGAGTTATTCTCAGAAAGAAATTCTTTGGTTCAATGAGTAAGATAATATTAGATACTGATTGTAGTATTATTTGGGTTAGAGATGCATTAACAGCCGCAGAATTAATCGCAGTTGTTTGTAAAATGCAACCACATGATAGGGAAGTATATGTTCCTAGAATTGTGAAACAAAAGAAAATTAGCACTACTGATTTAAGAGTGGATGTATTATCTACAATTAAAGGGGTTAGTGATAAAAAGGCTAAACTTTTGATAAAGAAGTTTGGCTCTATAATGGAAATAGGAGAGTCATCTTCTTTAGAATTATGTAAGATAGACGGTATTGGTAGTGTATTAGCAACCCGTATTATTGATACTTTAAATTCAGAAGACAAAATACAAATATAGGAGAAAAGAAAAATGAAAAATATTGATAATAATTTTAATGAAGATGAATTACTAGAAGAAGCAATGAGGAATCAGTTTAATGAAACAATAAATACCACATTAAGACTACCAAAAATAGTTGAAGAATATGCAGACAGCGCAATAGAAGTCTCTAGAAATAATAGAGTTCCCGCAATATTGTCAGCCTATTCTTTACTAGGGCAGATATGTAAAGAAATGGTTTATGTTCCTAAAGGAAGAGGAACGGAAGACATTAGAGTTCATATTATTTGGCTACAAACAAGTGGTTCAGGTAAAAGTGAAATGTATAACTTTACAGGAAGAATAGCAGATTATGTATTTAGTATTCTTAATAATAGGTATAGAGATAATATTGAAGCAGAAACAGCAGGTGAAAGACATAATAGATTTTCCATCCACGCAGTTAAGTCCACAACAGACGCGGCTCTTATCGGTAAAATGAAAATGGAAGATGTAACTATTACTGATGATGAAGGCAACACAACTTACGAACAAATACCCAAACAACTGTTTGGTGGTTTAGAAGGAGACGGTCTTTGTGTTTATGACGAGTTTGAATACTCCGGTGTTTTCAAACCTACACAACATAAACAAGAAGTTGTTATGTATTTGAATACTTTAATGAATACTCTAGCAGGTCAAAATTATAGAATAACAAAACAATTAGCAGAGGGTGGAGAAATGTATTGTGATAGTAGGCGTTCCATTTACGCTACCTCCTATATTCCTAAAACACTAACTAGTGTTATAGCAGAAACAGGATTATTGCAACGTTGTTTAATTTATATTAGAGAAGTTCCTATAAGTGAACAAAACGCGGTAAGAGAAACCTTGAGTAATGACTATGGTAAGATTATAGATACTCAAACACCAATAAATAAGTTTGGTGATGCCTTTGTTGAAATCTATGAATGCCTAAAAGAAAAATATGATTCTGTACCATTAGAAGTAAATGATGGTATGTCGGAAGAACAGATTAGAGAAGCAGAAGTAATCAGAAGAAAGAAAGTAATTACTTTTTCTAAAGGTGTAAACGATACGATAACAAATGAAACAATTAAATTTCAAAACTTCGTTCACGATAGCAGACCTGCTGTAATTGAGATAGCGAATAATTTCATTACTAGAATGCAAGTAAGTATGGTTAGACTAGCAGTTCTTTCTTGTATAGCAGAAGCACCTAAATTACCAAAGAAGGATAGGTTTAAATTAACTAGTAAACACGTTTTGCAAGCATCTCATGTAACCCAACAATGTTATAAATCTCTTGTATTGTGGTTAGATTCAGCCCTAAGAGCCGAAAGACTATCCTCTGCCAAGAAACAAAAGTTAGATGTATTTACAAAAGAATATAAAAAGTTAGTAGAAAATGGAAAATCGGTAAACATAGAAGGACAGACAGGAGAGTGGATAAACAAATCTGTGCTATTAGAAACAGTAAGATTAGTAACAAACGCATCACCTGCAACAGTATATAGAAACTACAAATCTAATAAGGAGTATTTTGACGAAATAAGACACAACAAAACTAGATTTGTAAATATAAAAAGGAGAGGAATAAAATGAATAAAACATACGAACATACATTTCAAATGTATAATGTAAAAGATGGCCCGAAAGTAATGATTGAAGCACTAAACACGTTAGGACAACAAGGTTGGTCTTTAAGCACAGTAATGAATATAGGAACTGATAGATTAATCGCTTTCTTAGTAAGAGATACAACTAAAGAAGCACCTAATCCACAAAAAGCAGACCAAGATAAAATTACTGCTTTGTGGTCTGCAACAGGTGATGAGGAATGAAGATTAAAAAACTATTGAAATTGTTTGGATTTAGTACCGTAGACTACGATTTAAGTGAGGAATGCTTGCATGACGATTGCTAAGAACGTTTTAGCAATTGACTTAGAAACTAAAAATATGTCTCACGAAATTGGTGGTTGGGGTAATACCCATATGTTTCAAGTATCAACAGTTTGCACTTGGGACGGAGACATAGGCACTATTTATATTGACAAATCGGTGGACGATTTAAAAAAATCTAATGTAATTATCAAACCATTATCAGAATTAAAGTTTGATTTAGAAAAACATTTTGATAATGGTGGAAAATTACTAGGACATAATATACGAAACTTTGATTTGCCTGTATTAAAAAACGCAATGGATATTTTTTGTATTAAAAAATACTTAGATAATCCCGAATCGTATATTGATACTAGTGCTATTCTTTCTAAAGAACACGGTGAAAGATATTCTCTTTCTAATTTAGTTCAACATACACTTGGTTCTGATAAACTAATGGATAGTGCTGATGCACCAAAGATTTGGAAAACAGGAGGCTACTCTCAAGTTGCTGAATATTGTTTAAAAGATTGTGAGTTAGTTTTTGACCTTTGGAAACACGGTGTTGAAAACGCAAGTGTTAAAGGCTTCTCCCTTGAAGAAGCAATTGAGAAAGATTTGGAGGTGATGTGGTAATGGCGTTAAGTGCAACTTCTATTGCTATTTGGATTGTTTTTATAATTATGATTTCATTGTTATTTTTCGCGGCTTTTGGCAATAGTAAATATTCAGAAGATACTATTGAAGAGTATATGTCGAATTTAATAAGCGAGGAACAAAAACGTGGCTCTAGTTGAGGTTTGTAACTTCTGCAAAGAAGAAACAATACCAAGACGGATTCGTGGGGTCTATGTTGGTAGTCTTGATGAAATCAAGATATGGCAATGTAGAAAATGTAAGGCTTTGTGGTCGAATAATTAATTTTATTCGGCCATGAGGTCGCTTTTTTTTTGGTTTTTTTTAGCCTATTTTTATATAGATACTATTCTTAGTTTTTTAACAATAGTATTTTTTGTGTAAAGCGATTATGAGAGTATATAAACTCAACAAAATCTAGTCTTTTACTCTCTTTTTATAGCAATGTAAATTAACTACTTGGTGTTAGAACTACACTAGAGTGAAGCGGATTTGTCAAC